TATTGGGAAATATTTTCTTAAGCATAGTTTTTTTTTTAAGGGGAGAAGAAATTAATCAACTCCCCTCGGCTGCCTAAGGTAGCGATTCTTCTGCGCCTATAATTTACTGCTGCTTAATAGATTGAAATCTTTTAGCAAGTTTAATTGTTAAGAAAACATGATCTAAAACATCTTCAACAAGTAATTCCACAGCATCATTCTTTAAGTCAAATCTTTGTTTTAACTCTGCTACAAGTTCATCTTGTTCTTTCGGTGTAAGGTCAGTCAACTCCTGTTTAACCATTTCAATGCCGGCAAATGCTTTTGCAGCTGAAAAAATAACAGGTACAAAACGAGGTGAATCAGTAACAATAGAGAATTTTTTGTCTTCTAAAGATTTAATGATTGCCTCTAATAAATCGAAACCAAAGTTTAAAACTTCTTTTGTTTCTTTTACTCCTAATACTTCGTTTGACATATAAATTTATTTAATGGTTACTTTTTAAAAAAGCGTGTGATTAATGTCGCTAATTCAACATTAGTTATCCGCTTTATGTTCTCAGCTACGGAAAACAACTCAGTCGCAGATATCATCATTGCCACCATGTAAGTAATCGGGAAAGGAATATTAAAGGTATTTTTAGCACCTTCAAAAATTAATATCGCTACAAAATAAACGACTATCTTTTCCGTAGTCCGATACAATCCTTTGCTACTTATCTTTTGCCCTTCCTTCCTTGCAGCCTTGATGCCCGTTATGGTATCCGCAAAAACAACGGCAACCGTAAACAGTAGGAAGCCTTTGATAGGGATGAAGAACGAAGCAACAAAGCCGCAGCAGAGGGAAAAGGCAATGAACTCGTAGCCTTGGTGCAAAAGTTTTATTATTATTGATTTCATAGTTTTAGTTTTTTAGTTTGCTTGCATTATTACCCAGTTAGTGCCATTACTTACAAGTGTGGCAAATTTACCACCTCCTGATGTTAAAATAGATGTAGTTAAAGTTGTGCTATTTAATGGTTCAACATTTGTGCTATTTGAATTAACTGCACCAGATCCAGAGTTTTTTATTACAAGTGTTTTATTTGTATTACCACTTGCTGATGGTAAAGTAATACTTACAGTTGAACTTTGATTTATATTTACGTACCAATGTGAATAATCACCAAAACTTGAAGATAAAGTAATGCCAGGACCATTAATAGCAAGATATATATTTACAAGATTTGCAGCTGTTGCAGTTAATGTACCACTTGTTAAAGACAATCCAGAACCTACCGTTATTGATCCAAGTGCATTTGATACATTTAAACCTGCTATTTTAGTCATAGAAGCTCCTAAACCAATAATTGCACCACCTGACAAAGTGCTAATTCCTGTAACATTTAAATCTGAACTTGCATTTAAAACACCATTAAATGTTTTAGTGCCTCCAAATGTTTGAGTAGTTGCAGTAACCACTCCTGTTGTCGATACGCCTGCATTAGCTACTGAAATTACTGGAGTACTTGTTCCTGTTGCAACTGAAATAGGCAAAGTTCCTGTAACACTTGTAACTGTACCTGTTCCCGTTCCTGCACCTATTGCCGTTCTAAAAGTTTCAGCATCTAATGCACTCACAGTGTTATCAGCGTTAAATCTTGGGAATGTAACGGCAGAAGGATTGGTTAAAGTAAACATTGATTGCCCTATTGTTGTACCTCCCAAATCACTACGCATACCATCCGCTGCCCTTTGGCTTACAGTGTTATCTGCATTATATCTTAAAAATGATATTGCCCCTATGTCTGTCAATAAAAATGTATTAGCACCTCGCACAGTTGCGCCTAACGCAGTTCTTGCAGCAGATGCAGATGTTGCGCCTGTGCCTCCGTTTGTTAAGGCTAATGTGCCTCCTAATGTAATTGCTCCAGATGTGGCAGAGGATGGAGTAAATCCTGTACTGCCTGCACTAAATGTAGATACACCTGTTGAAGATGTTAAATAGGTTGAATTATCATAAGTTATAGTTGTCCCGCTTGCTTTTACAAATCCAGTACCATTTAATTTTGTTTGATATGTTGAAGCCGCTACACCAGTGCGCAAATAATTTGTAAGCATTGAAGCCGTATCGCTGACCAATAAGGATGCAGTTGTGTCACGCCAAATACTTTCGCTTGATTTATAATATAAACTTGCATTTGATACCGGTGAACTTATCCGCACATCGTGGAGTTCATCCAATTCTTGACCATTTCTAATTTTAACGAACAATTCCCCAGAACCAGCATTACTTTTAACGCAAACTCCAATATATATGGTATGTTGTGGTGCTTGAGGCTTTGTTGATGTTAATCCACCAGCAACCGTTGGAGAAAGGTAAACAGCTGAATCTTCGACTAAAGCACTTGTATTTATATTTGTAATTAAACCTTCTGTTATGACATAACCACTTTGATTATTTAAGATTGATTCAGCCACTATTCCAAAAGTGTTAGCCGAAAAAGCATCGGTAACACCTAAGGCTTTTGCGACTGTTATTCTATTTCCTTGGCTACCAGATAAATAAACTACATCACCTTTTGCCAATGTTGCACCCGTGCGATTGTTAACCCGTTGGTGCAACTGCTGACCTATAACGTTTGTCACTAACCCACCTTTAAGTCCTTGTATTAAACTTCCTTGCGTGTCATTGTACTCTACTTCCCCCACTCCCACAGTGCCATCCTTGGCAGTATTAAACGTAATAGAATCAAATGGCATAGTAACGCCTTGAATTATCACCGTATCACTATTATTAAACTTCCATCCACCTTTAGTCTTGATATAGCTAAATAATACATTGTTAACTGTGTCAAATAGATGGTAAGCATTATTTATAGTAGAAGGTTTTAAAGCAGTTGTATCGCTTGACCTTCCCCTAAAAACAAGCCCATCTCCCGTACTCTGATAACCTAATCGTTGCTTATTTGCCGTTGATGGGTACTGGGCAAAGGCAAAGGATGAAGCCAAAATAATAATAGCAATAACAAGTCTTTCTCGTTTATTGGCTACTTTGTTAATTACCTTTTTGCCAATGCCAAGCACAAGCTCACGGATAAGTACAAAGGCAATCTCGCCAAGTCCTTTTATAAACCTTCTTTCTTTCTTTGGTGCTTTTATTTCTTCCATTAGTTTATATTTATTGCAAAAACAATGTAGTTACTTCCATCATAATGCGTGTTAGAATCAATAGTAATAGTAGCAGGTGCCGTTATAACATATTGACTTGCTATTAATTTTTGACCATTCTGATAGACATGGACAGATGCAGAAAGATTGGTTTTTGGTAGCACACCTGCATTCTGTGTCCATGTTAAAACCGCGGAGGAGGTATTAAGAAATTCTTGGTTAAAAATATTAACTGCTGATCCGGTAACAGTCACATTGTTTATAGTTTCTGTGACATTGTTATTTACCACTCCACCACTGCCTGCGTTATTAGCAACTTCTGCAAAATCGCGAGGTTTCGATAAAACTGTTCTTTCTGTATAATTAGGCATCAAGTTCTATTTTAAAGTAATCACCTTGCCAAATCTCTGTTTTTAAATCAAAACTACCTCTTTCAAAAACGTAATATCCAGAAGAATATTCTATTACTTTATGAGGTAGGTATGGATTGTCAACTGTAAGGTTTTGGAATGGCATATCTACCATGCGTAGCTTTGGTGTAAGTTGTCCGCGTATAACTTCATTTACTAATAATTGTGTGACATTGTTAAAGCCTGATCCGCTGCTAACATCCCAACTACTACTATTTTGATATGTGCCAGATTCAAGTACTTTTAATCCTCCATCTGTTGTTTTACTTGGCCCATCACCAAGGTATGTATCAAGGCTAAAGACTGTGGAAGATTTATCGTCATTGTCAGATCCGTATTCCAAAATATCACTTTGTCCTGTAGTTGCTCCGGATGGTAAAAATTCAAGGTAATTATTGCTTAGTAAATAAGATACGGCAAAGTTTGCAATAATATTAGTGCCTGCCTCATTTCGCATTTCTTTTAAACGCATTTCCCATATATATTCAGCAGTATCTGGAATATTTAATGTGTCAAAAGTTATGGTTTTGTAGGCAACGAATGCAGCATCTGCCGTTATTGTTTCAGTATTAAATTCAAATTCAGAAAACGTACTTTCCCAAGTGGCAGGCTCTAATTGAAAATTAAAACCGCTCGTATAATTTACACGCCTTCTTAAATACTTATTTTCTTGCTTAACCTCTAAAGATTTTATTTTGCCTGTAAAACGTGGAGATGAAATGCTATCGAATTTTAAAGTATCTGTGTTCGTTGCAATTATTACATATTCATAATCGCCACTTTCTGTAATTGTTTTAGTTACTCCTCCTAATCTTAATCTTAACGCTCCAGCGTTATCAATGTCAACTTTAATTTTTACATAATACTTTCTACCATTTACTACAGTAAAAGTAGTATAGAATGCTTCTGTAGTTATTAAAACACCACTTAATATTTTATTATCAATTAACCACCCGCTGCCCAATGTCCAGTTAGCGCTTTCAAAACCTTGTAATGGAAAGCTATTTATTATTGATGCAACTTTTACGGCAAATACAAATTGATAAGGTTGAAAATTAACAGGGTTTAAAGCCTGGGCATAAAATCCTAAAATACCTGTGTATGATAATCTTGCATCTGCATTAGTTGAATCTAATGTTGGAGTGATAGTTGTTATTGGTGTAGCGTTGGTAGCATAGTTATATTCGACACCAGCTAATAAGTTTTGTTTAGCAAAGTGATTGTATCTAACAACTACATTTTTCAATGCAGGATAATATGTCCACTTACCTCCACTTAACCTCATCAAATCACTTGTAGGTAAATTAGTCTGTATATTAGACATGGTAAAATCAAAAGTAAATGTACCAGATGTCTGTACTCCTAAAGCACTGTATTTAAAATATCTGTGAGCTGCAGGATTCCTTGCATATTCATTGACTTGAATAAACCAATATTGATTGCCAGAAAATATTAATCTTGCGCCAAATGTTTGACATATTTTTTTTAAGACATCATAGCAACTTTGATAATTATAATTATTCTTTGTGTCTTTATGATAAAATGCCCTATGCTGTATAACTGTTAATAATGCGTAATCTTTACCAGCACTATAAGCAGTTGTATTCTCATTCCAATTAAATACTGTGTGCAGCACTGGTAAGCTATTTGCCACCAGTTCACTTTGTACAAAATCAAGTTGATTAAGACAGTTTAAAATATGTTGTACTACTGTGTCCTGTCCATTATAAGGCCCTACTGCACTTTTGTAATCCAATGTTTTTAACCATCCTAATCCATCAATGGCAGATATTTGAGCAACATAACCAATAGACAAAGGGATGTCCTCAAATTGCACCAAATCTGTAACTATATAACCATACCAATTAAAGGATACTGTCGTATTATCATCCTCATAAGCCGTAACATATATTGTAAACCTTCCTTCAACCGCTAATCCAATATCAAGAAGTAATGTTTGTAAATCGTTATTATTTATAAGTAAAGATAAATTAAATGAAGATCCTATAATAGGTGTAAATCTTTCTTGTCCTTGCTGGCTTTCGCTATCATATTGTAAGCCTAATGATAAAGTATCAAATGTCCCAACAGCACCAGAATAATTACTATCTTTTATTGATACAATAATCTTTCTGCGTTTTTCGTTATATACTGTCGTTTGATACCTAACTCCCATTATTGTATTCTACTAAGACCTTTTTGTGATCTGTTTAACAATATAATCAAATCATTTCCGCTTATCCTTGTCTCCAGTGTGCCACCTACGCCCATTTCTCCCATCATGCTTTTTAACTTTGATAGAGGTGCAATAACTTCCGGGTCAACTCGTGCGTTTTTATTATCTCCTACCATTGCCATAGTTGGAGCATAAGCAAGACCACCTTGTGCAAGTTTGGGAGCAGCTAATTTACCTTTTACAAAAGTGCCTAATGCAATTAAAGCTATACCACCTGCAATTGCAATAGCTGGATTTAATGATTTTAAAGCTGCTTTAATTCCTAATGCTGCAATACCAACTTGTACTGCCAACTTACCAAATTGTATCAATGCATCAGCTAAAGGACCTATTACAGAACGTATATCAAATGATGCACCATCTAAAGCATTTCCTAATGTTTCACCAAATGCTACTGCCATATCTTGCAATGTACCTTCAATAATATTTATTAAACCTTCATTTAATTTATCAAAAGATAATTTTAATAATTCAATTTGTGTTAATTGTTCTTTAAATTTACTATTTACTTTTGTAGTTGCTTGTTCAAGTGCTGCTTGTTCAGTTTTTAAACGTTCAGTTGAGGCAGTTGCACTGTCTAATTGTGTAGGTAATAAATTTAATGTAGGTAATAAACTGGTAGTAGGCATTAATGCATTTTTATTACCACCTACACCTCCTCCTCCTGTTGTAGTATTATTTGTTTTAGTATTAGGAATAATACCACCACCGCCACCAGTTGCTTTTGCACCAGTTGTAAACAAGGAGGCAAGTTTGCCTTTTAAACTATCGACCGTTTCGCCTATTGTTTTAAATCTTGTAGCTACTACTCTTTGCTCCTCTTGGTATTTTGTCATGCCAGATAAATCAAAAAGATTTAATCCTAATGCTTTTTGTAAATTATCAAGTTTGCCTAATACAAATGCAACTCCCTGCATAACGGAGTTCTTTATATTAATCCAAATGTTTTTAAAGTTATCTGCAAAGGCTTGCCAGTTATCATAAACATATAATGCAATTGCACCAATGGCAGCAATTAAACCAGTGACAACTAATATCATTGGATTAGCGGCTAGGTAAGTAAATGCTTTGCTTATATTACCAATTCCTTGTACTATTAATTTTGAAGCTCCGACTAATGCGCCATAAGTGCTTATTAATTTACCAACTATAAATATAATAGGCCCTATAGATGCAGCTACTAAAGCAGCCTTAACTATAAAGCCTTGTGTCTCTGGATTAAGAGCTTTAAATCCATCTACTAAACCTTGGATATATCTACTTAAACTTTCCGCAACGGCTTGTAAATTTAATGACTCATTTATAGCCTTTCCAAATTCTGCCAATGAAGCAGATACATTATCTTTTAAATTATCAAATGTATTTCCTAAACCTCCTTGTGCCCTGTCTAACTTGCTTAAAGCTGATACAGACCGCGTTATAAAATCCTCACTACTTACACCTATTGCCCGTATGCCTTCCGCAGTCACTGTTCCAAATTCCTCTTTCATCACTCGCGCAAACTCTGGCAGCCTTTCTTTAATTTGATTAAGGTCTTCTTGTGTAACCTTGCCAACTGCGCTTATTTGACTAAGAGCTAATGTAACTCCGCTAAATTGTTCCGCTCCTCCTCCTGACCTTGCTACGGCATTACCAAACTGTGTTATTGTTTCTCTTGCTGCATCTGCTGACATTCCTACACTTTGCAAAGATGCAGATGCCTGGACAACTTGAGGCAAAGCAAGACCAGGATTTTCTGCAACCTTACGCAACTTATCTAATTCAACAGATGCTCCTTCACTACTTCCCATAATGGCAATCAATCCATTCTCCAACTTTTCCATGTCAGCAAATGCTTTTAAAGAAGCTGCACCAACACCAAGTAATGGCAATGTAATTGACTGCGTCATTGTGCTGCCAATAGACTGCATTTTACCTCCAAACCTTGCCATTTGACTTTCTACCTTGCCAAGTTCACGGCTAAGATTAGAAACATCAATTCCAAGTTTTAACATTAAAGTAGAACCGCCTGCCATGTCTTATTCTTTATCCCATTTATCAAAGATTGATTTATCAACCTCTGATAAACTTCTATTTGTTTCTTTCTTTGTTAAATTCTCCCATGGAAACTCAATTAAATCTTTAGGCTTAATAGACTTTCCTTTAGCTGTATGAACATTTAATAAAAGTGTTGTTTGCCATCTGGCACGTTCCCACTCAAATTGTTGCTCTATTTCAAAGTGATTATTAAAGCCTTGCATGGCTATAATAACCTCTTTTAAACTCATG